TTATCCCTGTCTGATCTCGATTTTCCAGCCCTGTTTTTCGGGCGGCAGCGGCTGCCCTTCCTTATCGCTATTCATGCGCTGGTCAATATCTGCCAGCTGCAAAAAGGCCGGTTGGATTTCTTCAAGCCAGCGATAGCCAACGGATGTATGACAGCGGGGACAGCAGTCAACAAAGCCGTCAAGCTCCACAGCTGCCACAAGCGGATACACAACAAAGGTCTTTTTGCAATGAGGGCAGGTCAGGTGCATTTCCAGCATGGTTTCACGCTCCTTCGTTCTTGTTGAAGATAAGACGGTCAAGGCTATATGCGGTTGCGTCACAAGTATGATTGTCCCGATCTGGCACACTGGGCAGGAAGTTCCCGTCTTTATCCGTGTCGTATTCATATTGTGAGAACTCGCGGTAGATGTTGGGCGTGCGCCGGGGGTCAACTACAAGCGTCCGCTTTTGCAGCCACTTGATGCGGTAGTTTACACAGCCGGGATGCTTGGTGCAGGGACGTGCCTGCAAGCCGTATGTACGCAAGTCCATGATGCTCTTGGGTTCGGCGCAGTCGCAATAAATAACCTGTTCCGGGGCTGTTTCTGCGCCTGTGATGGGGTTTTTCCTGCTTTCGCCCACATGGTCAAGGCCGTGCGCCCTGATCTCGGCGGCAAGGGCTTCATTTGACAGGCCGCGCTTGTAAATTTCATCTGCAAAATAGATGGTTTCGGTGCTGCGGTCGTAGTACAGCACTACAACAGCGGCAGGGTCAGACGCAAAGCCGAAATCAACACCAACATAGCGGTAACACTGCATTTCAAGCTCTTCGTCCGCGATCTCGCGCACTTCCAGCGTGGTGAATACCTCGCCGCCGCTGCCGGTGGGAATGCCCAGATACTCATGATCGTACACTTTCGGGTTTAGGATCTGGATGCGCTGGGCTTCGTTCAGAAACACCTCTCCCAGCCATTCCGGGGGCACCTGGGTGTAATCCGTGTGCAGGGTCAATGCTTCCTCGTTAGGCTGCTGGATGAACTTATTTGCCCAGTTATTCAGGGACACAGGCGGGTTGAAGCTGCGGAACACCACAGGCTTACCGCCACGCCCCACGGACTGCATCACGCTGCGGACAAAGTTTTCTCCGGGCAGCTCGGAAAATTCCTCAAACCACACCCACCGGAAAAAGCCCTTTGCAGGCTTGATAGACTTGATCTTGCTGTTATCGTCCAGCCCGCGAAAGATGATCTGTGCGCCGGTGGGCAGGTAGGTGCAGCGCATAGGGGACACGGTGCAGCTCCACAGGTCAGACACGCCCAGCGCGTCAATAGCCCACTGGATTTGTGCAAACACGGATTCCCTCAAGGTGCTGCCCCACCGCCTGAACACCACAGCAGAGCCGGTGCCGGTGGGGTCTTTCTGGATGCCGTCCACGATCTCCAACGACACAAAAGAGGATTTGCAAGAGCCACGCCCACCGGGCAAATTGTAGTAGGTGTGTGCATCGGTTGCTATATCCTCGTGTATGGCATGGTATACGGCCGCTTCGTGCTCGGTCGGGTCGATGCCCTGCACACGCTCAAGCGTGGCAGCTCTGGCCGCTTTCCGGGCTTGCAGCGCCCTGATGCGCTTTTCCAAACGGTCAAGCTCCATTCGCTTCCACCTCGTCCAGCAGCTTTTCCAGCTCTGCCAGCTTCTTCTGCTGTTCATCAATGCGGATGCAGTTCAAAACGGCGTTGCAGCAATTTGTGATAGCCGTTGCCCGCTGCGGGTCGATCTGGTTATTCAGCAGCATATTTGCGATCTTGGACAGCGTGCGGCGTACCTCTGTGGGAGTTGAAAGTTTGATCTTCAAATATACTCACCTCGATACAAAAAGGGCGCACAGGTTGCCCCATGCGCCCAGATGATGCCATATCAGGCGATTGCCTGATAATAGATAGCCTTTGCCTTGTTTTCCAGAACAAAGCAGTCGTAGTAAATACGGCCTTCCACCAGACTGCCGGACAGGAAAGGCGGGTCAAGGTGAACTTTGTACTCTGCCAGCTTGACCGGTGCCACGGTGGCCACAGGATGCGCGATCATGAAGCCGAACTTCTCCGGCAGACGATTGGACGCGATCTTGACCACGTTCAGGCCGTCCAGCTGGGCAATAACGCCCTTCTTGCGCAGTTCTGCACCAATGTCCTGATTGTCGAAGGTGGCCTTGGACTGCTTCAGGAGCGTGTAGGCGGTCGGGGTCAGAATGAGCACACGATCAGATGCGGGCACTTCTGCGTCATCCATCTGGGCATTTGCCGTGATGATCTGCGTATAGATGTTTTCAGCGGTCAGGGCTGCGGCTTCCGGCTTAATGCCTGCATTTGCTGCCATCACGCTGTAAACATAGGAGTCAATCTCCGGGAACACCTTCTCCCGCTGCTGGCGTGCCAGAGCGCTGGCGGCTGCAACCTGCATCTTGGTTTCGTCCGTGTCCATCTTGTCCACCTCGAAAGTGAACGAACGATCTTTGTTGATCGTGAATGTCTCGGTGGTGGCCTGCAGGGTGCGGATCGTGCCGTACTGGCTCTTGTTTCCCTCGAGAATGGGGCCGTTGCGGTTGAAGTCCTCCATCTCGGTGGTCTTGACCTTATACAGCTTGATGGTCTTTGCACCGTCAAAGCTGAAATCCTTGTTGGTCACAAGGCTGGTCTTGCTCTCGGAGTAAAACTGTTCGTCTGTATATGCTTGGAACTGGGTCGCTAACTCAATAGCCATTTATAGATCCTCTTTCAGTTGTTCAGACCGAAAGCCCGCTTCAACTCAGCGTCTTTGTCTTTACCCTGGGAAAGCCAGGTCGGCGGGGTGTCCACCTTTGCGCCGGTGGTCGTCTTAGTGACGGTGAACCCGTTGCCGGTGACGCTCTGCACCGCCTTTACAGCGGTCTTGAACGCTTCCGGGTCGCTGGTGTCCAGCTTATCCAGCAGCGCCGCGCTGATATGGTTATCAGCCAGATACTGCTTGCAGGCTTCCCGGGCTTCCCACTGGTTGAAACGCTGACTTTTGGCTTCCAACGCTTCCTCGCGGGCTCTCAAGTCTTTTTCTCGTTCGTCAAGGTCGCCCACGCGCTCGGCACTCTTGGAGCGCTCACGGGCAAGCCGATCTGCAACGATGGTATTTAGTTCGGATTGGGTAAACATCCGCTCAGAGCCGTTATTTTCGGCCTGCTGGGCGGCGCTGGGGGTAGGGTTGGGATTTTCCATTGATAGCACCTCATTTTCCGTATGAGTAGACGTAAAAAACAGCAGGCGGCAAACCTTATGCCGCGCATGGTGCACCGGGGAAAGGAAAAGCCCGGTGCAAGGGGTATGTCTGCTCCTGCAATGCTGGGCGCTCTGATCGTGGGTCATGGCACACCCACAGCCAGACCGTGCAGCAAAGAGCAGTCAGGAGTTGGACGGCGCTATAAACCGCCTGCTACGCTCAGTATACCACATTCTGTTGTAAAATGCAAATATAATGCTATTCAATGTCAATTTGTTGCTACATTGCGTTTCTGCTGGGACAACTGTAAACTGTATGCGCCGTAGCTCATGCCCATAGCGTCAGCCATAGCGGCCACTTCTCCCAGTGACAGCTGTTCGCCGTGTTCCAGATGATATGCAGCCCATGCCAGCGTTTTCACGCGGTTCCGTTCCCGTTCATCCTGGGCTTGCTTCATCTCGCAGTCAAGACAGCGGATTCCCGGTGCAAACTGGTACATCACAGCCCCACAGACAGGGCATTTTTTGAGCCTTTTTTTCATGGTATAGAATGACCTCCGGCAAATAAAAAGAGCGTGCAGCAGCCTTTCCGGGCTGTAACACGCTCTCAGGGGTGGGGGCGGCGCTATGTACTCAACGCACCACCGTTAAAATTTACTCTTTGTAATGGTCTAAAAGAGCGTCTGTACTACGCTCATATTGTACCATAAAGAGGACTTAACTTCAAGAATTTTACCTTGCAATGTCATTCTTCGGATTCTTCTTTCTCGTAGTCGTCCAGCCATGCTTCCACGGTTTCAAGGTTCATCGGAGGCGGGACGATAACGGTATTGGTTGCAACGTCTTTGATGAAATAAAGCTTCGTGGCCTTGTCCACATCCACGTCAAGGCCGAATGCGTTCGCCCGCTTGCTCAGGCGCAGGAATTTAAGAAAGCGCTTGCGCTGCTCTTCGGACAGGCCGAGAACCTCTTCCACCAGATCAACCACCATTTTACGGTGTTCCGGGGTGCAGTGAGGGCAGTACACTTCGGCTTCCTTCATAAGCTGTTCGTGCAGCTGATCTTTTGTCATGCTGTACACCCCCTCACAGATTGCCGCTGAACCAGCAGCCCACTGCGCCGATCAAGCACCACACGAAAAATGGGGCAAGGCACTGAAAATGATACATAGTCATTGAAAAAACCTCCATATTTTGATAAAATAGAGGGCGGGAAATGCCGGTCAAGCAAAATCCCGCCTATTTGCCGCCCGTCCCTGTTGGCGCAGGGAAAGGCGGCTTTCTGTTTGTCGGCGGTCTGGGGCTTAGTAGTCCTTGCGGGTCAACTCGTCCGTGGTAATAGCTGCCTGCATCTCTGCCGCCTTGTCAAAGGCGTTCTCTTCGGCTGCAAAGACAGCATCAACGGCGCGCTCGTACAGCTTGGAACGGGTTTCCGGGTCAATGCCGTCCAGATGGTTGATTGCGCCCAGCAGCTTGGAAAGCTTCTTCATCAGCGGGCGGTTGCTGCTGCGGTCGGTGACAAGTGCAAACAGGTTCGGGTTAGAAGTATGGTTGATAATCATGGTAAAATCCTTTCTTCGCCACTTCTGGCGAAACAAAATTTATAAAACGGTCAGATTAGACCGGGTTCGATGTAGTCAGCGGGTCAGGCCTTTGGCGTGCAGCCAGATCAGGCGCAAAGCCCGCAAGTCTGCCTTTTCCAGCAGCTTGGTAATAGCGGCAATGTAGCCGCTGCGGTCGGTGTTCTCGCTCACAAAATCACCCCCTCACGCGCTCTTGTTGCTGTCACTGATCTGGGCGGCAGGCGGTGTGCTCTTTGGTAGCTGCGTCAGCGCCGGGGCTTTCAGGTCGCAGATGGGTGCATCGGCCAACATTTTGTTAAAGCTGGGACGCACAAAGCGGTTCAACTCGCTTTTGGTGTTATGGTTGACCATATCGCACAGGCCACGCGGAGAGCCAGCCCACTCTTTAACCGCCGGGGGCAGGCTTTCAAAGCGCCGCCTGGCAGCATTCAGGCATTCGCTGCGATCTTCGCCCACATAGCCGCCGTTTGCATAGGTCGCATAGGATTCTGCAATCTCATGTGCAGCACTGAGCGTGTCCAGCCACAGCGTTGCATTGGACGGGATATTTTTGCGCATGATCTTGCGGACAGCGTCGCACCAGTCCGGGATAAACTGCTTCGGATAGCGGCAACTGCCCAGTGCAGCATAGAAAGCTGCTTCGGCAATATCATCCGGCACAGTGCCCAGATTGGCCGTGCAGACTTTCAGATAGACGGTCATTGCTTCATCGGAGAAATGCTCCCCGAAGTGAGCAAGGCGGGCCTGCGTGAGTTCCTGTAATTTTTCCGTGGTCATTAAATCACTCCATTCTTCCGCTTCAAATCGTTGATAATTCGGCTGATCTGGTCGCCAGCGCTCTCAAACTCTGGCACGGTGCTGGCGGGTTTGTCCTTATCCAGCGGATAGAACTTTAACCAGCCTTGCCGGGTGGCCTGCTTGATGATCTGCACCCACTCGCACCGGTGAAATTCTTCATCCAGCTGCTGGCACAAGCTGCGCCGCATGGTATCGGTTAGGCTCTTGCGCTTTTCCTTGCGCATTCGGTCGTAATCCTGAAGGGCTTGCAGCAGCTCCCCGTCACCATCGGCAAAGGTTGTGAAAATATCCGCCGGGGGAGTATCAGGCTCGCCAGCCGCGGCAGCGGCGTTGCTCTCCTGTTCTAACCTACACTTCTCTACACTATCCTTCACTATACTATACTGCGGTTCCTGCTGGTTTCCGTTTTGGTTCCTGATTGGTTCCGAAATGGTTCCATTGTCAGAAAGGATGTAACGCTTTGATGCTGATTCTTTCAGCAGTGCAAGCTCGTTTTGAAACATAGTCTTGCGGTAACGGTCACTCTTGAGCGTGTTGTTTACCTTCCAGTCAGTCACAACAAGCACACCAGAACTGAACGAAATCACATAACCAGCGGCTTCCAACTGCTTCAAATCACCAGTAGTGCATCCGATGGTGCGCACGATGGTGCGGGGGCTTGAAACAAACCCGTCATCATCGGCACGCATACCCAAATGAAAGTAGAGCGCCTGCGTTTTGGGCGGTAGGCCAAGAAAAGCATCGGTTTCCACCACGTCCACCGAAAACATTCTTTTATTTGCCATCATGCACCCTTCCTGCTCTTGGGAGACGGTTCAAAGAAAAACTCTCCGATCTGCTCCCGGGGAATGTTCAAGACAGCGGCCACGCGGGTGATCTCGTCGCTCGTCCACGGCAAATAGCCCTTCATGCGGGCGGTCATAGTGCTTTTTGCCATGCCTGCGGCCTGTGCTACGTCACCCTGCCGCATTTCCATCTCCGCGAATCGCACGCGGAGCTTATGAAATGGTTGATACATTTAGTCCACCTCTTTTAATTCGTCCAGCGGCACGCCTAGGGCGGCAGCAATATGCCGTGCTGTCTTTTCGCTGATGTTCCGGCCATTGAATGCAGCACCCACCCAGCGGCGGGACAGTTCAAGGCTTTCTGCAATCTCGCATTGGTTCTTACCAGCGACTAGAAGTGCGGTCTTTGCTTTTACGATGTTAAAGCGCATCGGCTATTCTCCTTTCATAAAATTGTATCGTGAAATTCTATTTTGTGAATTCCACAATGCAATTATATTCCAGTTTGGGGATTATGTCAATACTTGTTTGAGAATTTTTTCTTTGCGTGGTATACTCTAGTAAAAAAGGGGGTTCTAAAATGGGTGTCGCAACAAAAATAGGAGAAATTGCAAAAAAAAGGGGGATTCCCTTAAAAGAATTAAGCCGAAGAGCTGATATTCCATATACGACACTGTACAATGCCGTAAAACGAGATAGCAAAATAGATATTGAAACAGCACGAAAGATTGCTGCTGCGTTGGGGATTTCTGTGCTGGAACTTGACCCGGATGCTTGCGAACGCAGTGAACTTAAAGCCTTTAACGAATTGATTTCACTCGTTGCAGAAGATGAAGTAAATGGGAACTATCATTTTTCAGATTCAAGTGATTTGAATTTTATTAGAACACAACTTCGTGATAAGTGGATTCCTTCAGTTTCGGCAAAATATAATGTATCGCCTGAACTTTTAAGAGCCATGGTCTCTTATTCCGGTAAAGATGAATTATCTGATGAATGGTCTAAGGACGCAATATGGCCGGAATCAACCGATAAGGAAAGGGCTCGTAGTGCTTTTCGGCAACTTTCAAATGATTGGCGCAAAGAAACTGCTATCAACTGGCAGATAGAGATATTGAAAAATCGTTTCAAACAAAATTATAACAATGCGGTTTTTGAAGCCCTTATGCAGCTTTATCAAGACAATGATGCCTTTACAAAAGAACTAGCAGACCGGTTAGAGGGGCTTGTTTATAATCTCCCACCCAAAGCCCCCGCCGAAAAATAAAAGCCCACTGCGCAGAGCACAGTAGGCGGCGGGGTGGGTCGCGTTTCACGACCTACCCACTGACGGGCAATCATTGACGCTTCGGAGAGCTCAAAATTGAGCCAAACAGTTATGTTAGAAGAATACGATTTTACCAACGCGAGAAAGAATCCCTATATTCAGCGGGAAGGGGGTGCAGCAGATGAGCAAGCGGACGAACACAGCCGTTTGGCAGGAAGCTTACAGCCGGTGGCGTGTGGCGGTGCAGAAAGACGGCCAGCGCCGGTATTTTTACAGCAGCATTCCCGGCCGCACAGGCCAGCGGGAAGCGAACCGCAAGGCTGATGTGTGGCTTGAGGACGGCATAGGCGCGAAGGTGGGCAGGGTAGAGGATGTGTATAAACTCTGGATAGAGGGCTTAAAGCAGACCACCAGTGCAAGCAATTATGAACCGATCGAGAGTCGGTGGCGCACCTGGGTGCTGCCGATCATCGGCAAAAAGCGGGTCAATGCCCTTACAGATGCAGACTTGCAAGCCATCATCAACAAAGCCCACGCGGCAGGCAAGAGCCGTAAAACCTTGCAATCACTCGCCGGGGATCTCCGTGCCTTCTGCAAATACTGCCGCAAAAGCAAGCTGTCCACCTATCTGCCAGAGGATGTGCAGATACCCGCCGGGGCGCGTCTGAAAGGCAAAAAGGTCTTGCAGCCAGATGATCTAATAAAGCTGTTCACGCTAGATACAACGCTTTACCGGGGCAAGCGCGTGCCAGATGATTTTGTTCATGCGTACAGATTCGCGGTCTTGACCGGCCTGCGTCCGGGGGAGCTGGTGGGCTTGCGCTGGGCAGATATCAAAGGGAGCACAGTCAACGTTTCCCGTGCCGTCAACGTAAAAGGGCAGGTGACGCGTGGAAAGAACGAAAATGCTTGCAGGTCGTTCGTTCTGCCCGATGTTGCAAAAGCCGTCTTGGATGCCCAAAGGGCTGTTACCGGGCATTGTGAAAGCGTGTTCTGTCTGGAAACAGAGCGCCGGTTTTATAAGCGCTGGAAAGTGTTCTGCGCTGCCAACGATCTGCAGCCGGTCAGCCTGTACGAACTGCGGCACAGCTTTGTTTCCGCAATCAAGACGCTGCCCGCTGGTGAGGTCAAGGCGCTTGTAGGTCACTCCGAAGATATGGACACATACGGCATTTACTCCCACGCCCTGACCGGTGAGGATGTAGCCACAGCGCAGGCCGTCAACGCGGTATTTATGAAGCTGCTGCACGGCTGAAAAATACCACACTTTTTACCACACTTCCCGATTTTAGGGAACTGGGTGCGGTTCTATGTGCAGAATTTCAGCCCATAGCAACGCCACATTTTCAGCCTGAAAATTGCGATTTTTTCACGATAGAACGGCGGGAATTGGTTCGACTCCCATCGCCTCCACCACACGTGAGCCAGACGAACCCTCTGTGCTCCACCAAAGGGAAGAGCCTCACCGCTTTGCAGTGAGGCTCTTCCCTTTTCATCTTATAGCATCCTTATCCCATGAAATCAAGCAGCACGTCGATGTCCTGACTGATGGCGCGGAGATAGTCAGCTCCGCCGCGCCGGCCGTCATAGTTCCGGACGCGGCTGCTCATCTCCGTCAGGAGCTCTTCCTTCCGCACCAGAACGGGGTCTCCGATCCATTCGTCTTTCTCTATAAAGGCTTCCAGCTGCTCATATTCTTTTATGATACGGACGTTGGACAGGTTCTCCGGGAGGGTACGGGCATCGAACCAGTCCGGCTGCGCGTGAAAGTCCAAAGGCGGCAGCGGGTCCAGCGGCTCATCGGCGTCCCACACATAGGGATGCCGGTCATCTTCTTCCGGCGTCTTCTTGAAGCGTCCTACCCGGTTCTCGGCCTTGCCGACCGTCTCATAGTGGTTGAACAGCGCCTCAGCATCGTAACCATAGAGCTCGTAGGCGTCCGAATAGCGGTCTGCATAGTCCTTGTACTGGAACGTCTCGACTGTTGTTTCAGTTTCCAAGGGAAGTTCTTTCACTTCCTCGCCATCAATAGGCACAGGGAAATTGAATACAATCTTCTTTATCCAGCTTCCGTCTTTTCTCTTTTCCGGGAACATCTCAATTCGCTCGATAAAGGCTTTCATAAACTCTTTCTGTTCTGCTTCCGTTGCGGAATGGTAGACTTCATCAAATGCCAGTAAGAGCCGATAAATGTTATCGCCGGAGATTTTCTCCTGCTGGATGCTGCGTATCTGACTTTGCAATTCGCCAATCTGAACTTCGATTTCCTCTATCGTATCATACTGTTCATCATCTCGGCGCTGCAAATCCAAAATTTTTCTGTCATAGTGGGCATCGTTGATGTCCAAGGTATCCATCTGACGCTCCAAGCGGCTTTTCGTTCCAAAGGCTTGCTTTAGCTGTCCTTGCAGAACGGCGATCTGCTTTTCCATATCCTCTGTATCAACCGCCGTTCCGATTTTCGCTTGAATTGCTTCTACAAATCGGGGATTATTGACCATAGCGGAAATGATCTTTGCCACAAATTTATTGATTTCCGTCTGCTCGATATTGAGCCGGAAGCTACACTCATGCCCTGTGGGTGTAACCGTATTTTTGCAGTAGTAATAATACCGTGTTTTCTTGTCCTTGCTGTGTGCCTTGGCGATATTGCCGTACATACTCTTGCCGCAGCATGGGCATTTCAAGATACCGGACAGGATGTGTGCGTGGTCTGGATTGTTGACCTTTTCCCGCTTAAAGGAATTGATCTTGCGCTTTTCCTGTGCCAGATACCAATCCTCTTCAGAAATGATAGCTTCGTGCTGTCCTTCATAAACCGGAAACTCCGACTGCTCAACCACGTGCATCTCGTTTCTTGTACCCTGTTTCTTTTCAGTTCTTCGTCTGCCGTAAGCAATCTTTCCCATATAAACAGGATTGTACAATACATTTTTCACAAAATCTCTTGAAAATCCCGGAATGGTGTTATTCTGTCTTAGTTTCTTTACATAACCATTGCGGTTCAGATATTTTGCAACTCCTGCAACACCCTCATTAGTGTGAATGTAGCGGTCATAAATGACACGAATTACTTCCACTTCATCCTCTGCAATGACAAGGTTTCCGTTTTCCAGTTTGTATCCATAGGGAGCGAAACCGCCGTTCCATTTGCCTTCACGAGCCTTTTGCTCCCGTCCTGCCATTGTCTGTGTGCGGATATTTTCTCGCTCAATCTCTGCCACCGCAGACAGCACAGAGATCATCAGCTTTCCGGCATCCTTGGAGCTGTCGATGCCATCCTCCACGCAGATCAGATTAACACCGAAATCCTGCATGAGCTGCAAAGAGTTCAGAACATCCGCCGCATTTCTGCCAAATCGGGACAGCTTAAAGACCAGCACATAAGAAACATCATCTTTGCCGTCCTGGATATCGTTCAGCATCCGTTGGAAGTCCTGCCGCCCTTGGATGTTCTTGCCGGAAAAGCCTTCGTCAGAATACTCCCCGGCAATAATCATATCCTCGTATGCCGCATACTTCCGCAGCTTGTCACGCTGGGCATCCAAACTGTACCCGTCAACCTGCATAGAGGTGGACACTCTTGTATAAAGATAGCATTTAAGTTGTTTCTTTTTCAGAATCTCCACCTCCCTCATTCATTTCTTTTACCACAAGTCCTTCGTTGCGGATATAATACTCCAAAAGCCACAGCACATAATCCGGTGCATGGCGGTTGTCCAATTCCCACTCGGTCATAGTCCGATAAGGGATATGGACGAGCTTGCAAAAATCTTTCCGGTTCAGTCCTGTGCTTTCACGCAACTTAATAATTCTGTTTTTACAATCCATCCGTCTTTTCTCCATAAAAGCAAAAAGTACACGTTGCGTAATCATTATAGCATAGCCGCAACGAATACGCAACGTGTACATTGCAAATTTTACGCAGCCTTATCCGTCAGAAGCTGCGCTTGATTACTTTCCTCGGAATGCTCCACTCCCTGCGGTGCGTCCTGTTCCAATTTATCCAAAACCTGATGTCCATATTTCTGGAGCATCTGGCTCATAACATCCACACAGCGGTCAAATGCCGCATTATATTTCGCTTCCTCATAATATTTCTTCAATAGGCGATTCCTCCATCAAAGTTCCATATCCTGTCCACGCTTCCGGGCAGGGTGTTCGTGTTCCTGTGTTTGCTTTCCTCTGATGAGGATAGAATTGATAAAAGCCCGAACCTTTTCGGATGCGATTTCCAGTGCATCCAGAAAGGGTTGGGCTTTCTTTTTCAGCTCTTGATATTATTCATGCAGCGCATCGTACCGCTGCTTCCATGTTTTTGCACTTTTCTCCGCTTGCTCGAATTTCTGCTTGTACTTGATCTTCTCTGCCTTTTCCGCAAAGCTACTGACAGCATAATCTTTGAGTGTGCGGCATTCATCCGGTGTCAGTGTGATATTGTTTCCGAATGTGGCTTTTTTGCCCATTACTTCAATGTCCTGCACTGTCAGCGCAATGGTCTTTGCCGCCTTGGTTTCCTTTTGCAAAGATTCCAGTTTCTTTTTCTGTTTTGCTGTGGCAGCTTTGGCATCCTCCAAATTCTGTTCTGCCTGTGCCACCTGCCCGGTCACAGCTTCCAGCCGCTGCTATTCTGCCTGCACCTTGAACTGGGTCACAGTCAGATGTTCCTCGGTGCTTCCACGTTCTCCACGCTCCAGATCGGTATATCCGGCAACTCGCATGAAATGAAAAAAGTCATCCTGCAACACACTGTAGGATGACCTCAAAATCTTTTTTCCTCTTGCGTTCAACATTGGATTACCGTCCTCGTCAAGCACCGGCTTGGACTCCCATTTCTTACTGCGGCTGACCTGTGTGATGACCTCCTTAACGGTTCCCCGGAGGGCTTCATCCTTGCATCGCTTCGACCAAAGGATCTGCTTTTCCACCACCGGGATATAAACCACATGAAGATGATAGTGGTACACATCCTCGCCCAGAGCTTCGGACATTGCCCGGTTGCGCTCATCGGCGTGCATCACAGCGGAGAGGATATACTGCTCACCGCCTACAATCTCCACGGCGGCTTTGTAAGCATCAGCATAAAACTGTTTTGCAAATTCATAGCCGCCATGATTGTAGAAATAAGCAGAGTTCACATCAAATACTAACTCGCCGTATTTGACGGCATCCGGTTTCAGACCTCTGGTGGAGATTACGCCGTCCTGTTCCATCTGCTCAAACATTTTTACATAATCGTCCGTGGGTGCTTTGAAATGAACGTTCAGAGAAGTGCGTTCCGGCACGATGTCCTGATTGCTGTAGCTGTCCTTTTCACGCTCATTGTGTTCCTGTACCTTAGCCACATCTGCCGGGGTTTCCAAGTCCTGATTTCTGGCTACGGTACGGTCTATTCCATCATTTCTTGCCAT